ATTCGATAAAGTATTTGATTGTCTTATAGGTGTAACATCAGCAGTAGTTCCACTTCTATAAACGTATGCTTTTCTATCACCAGCAAATGATTGATAACGAGTACCATCTAATGATATCCAGGAAGTTAATGATGCTGGTCTTCCGATATAAAAATCTGTACTATATTTTGCCCAACCACCTATTTTTTGTGGTAGACCTTTTCTAAATCTGATTTTATCACAGTCAGTCCATCTACCTTCTGCTCCAGTTTCTGTGTTTTCTGTGTCTAATCCAGGTAAAAAATTAAGTTGAGTTAATGGCATAATTTATAAATTATATAACAAAATTTACAAAAATATAGTGCTATTTTTTAAGCTCTATATTCCAATATAAATTTGAAATAATATCGTCTAATTTTATTTTAACAATATGACTTTTTTGCAAATATTCATGTAATTCTTCAATATCAACAATAATCCATTTATCTTTAAAACTAAAAACCATTTTATCAGCTTTTGTTTTAAAAGATCCTTTTTTAATATTATTTTTAATAGGTCTTAAATCAAATTTATATATACGATTAGTTTTATTAATTAAAATACCC